GTCGCGCTTTTTCCCCCCTGCTGTAGTGGGGAAAGCCCAAGATCAACAGTGAGGCTTTGTGCCTATCTGCTATAGTGGGGGTAATTAACCCTGCAACGATGGGACGTCAGGTCATGTTTTGGATTTCTCTGCTCGTGCTCGCCGCCGGATGCGGTGCGCTGCTGTTCCGCCAGGTCGGTGCCGCACTGATCGCGCTCGGCATGGGCCTCGCGCTGCTCGTGCTGGCCAGTTTCTCGCTGGTGCCCACGCGCAACGTCGGCATCGTGACCGAGTTCAGTAAGCCGACCAACCGCACGACCGGTGCCGGCCTGAAATGGCACGCGCCGTGGCAAGGCATCGATGACTGGGACGCGTCCCGGAACACGTTCGACCGGCTCGGCAAAAACTGCCTCTGGGTCAGCGTCTCTGGTGGCCGCGCGTGCATCGCCGTTCAGGTCGAGTGGAGCGCGAAGGCCGAACACGCACCCGAGGACTGGGCCGCGTACAAAGAGGTGGACGGTATCGATGGCGGCCGGTTCGGGACGTTCGTTGCCCGTCGGGTGACGCCGCAGATGGACGCTGCGATCACTACGGCTTTCACCACGTTCAATCCCCTTGGTCAGATCGACGCCAAGACCGGCGCCCTGAAGGCGCCCGACCTGAACAAGGAATACCGGGACGCGCTGGCCGGCACTCTCCAGGCGAACCTCGGTCAGTCGATCACCGTGGACTCGATCGCCTTCGGTACGCCGACCTACGACGAACCGACCACCAAGGCAATCTCCGCGTTCGGGCAGAAGACCCTGGAGGCTCGAAACCTGGAGGTCGACAAGGCCAACGCGCTGACCCGGGCCGCCATCACCAAGACGGACGCCAGCGTGGATCAGGTGGCGCGCTGCCTCCAGATCGCCGAGAAGCTCGGGAAAGAGCCGGGCCTGTGCATGGGTGCCGGCGTGACGACCACCCGGCCGGTCGGCTGAGTTTCCGCACCCAGAACGCCCCGGACCACGTGTTCCGGGGCGTTCTGCTGTTATAGTCGACGTATGACCACCACCGTCAAGCTCGATCTCACCCAGAGCAACAACGGCCGAGTCATCCTGAACGGCCTCGACGTGAGCACCGCGATCGCCGGCGTCACCGTCAACGCCCAGGTCGGCGAGATGACCAGCGTCCTGCTGCGGCTCCCGGCCGCGGCCGTCACCATGGACGGCGTCGCCAAGGTCAAGCTGGCGCCGCAGATCCGGGAGATCCTGGTGGCCGCCGGCTGGACGCCGCCGCAAGAGGGTGGCCTTTTGGTCATGTTCCCGAATGACATCTCGGTCGAAGAGATCGAGCGGTTCCGACAGGAATTCGCCAAGAGGGTGGGTCGGACGTCTCTCCGTGAGGCTATCGAGGCGTTGCACCGGGAGCTGGCCCTGGACGAGGATGGGTCCCGCTGGAAGGTCGGTGGTGAGATCCAGCGCGCCGAGGTCATCGACCGCCTGGCCGCCGCGCTGAAGCTGGAGGAAGTCCAGGATGACGGGGACCCCGATCGAGACACGGGGGCCGGCCTTCGACTCATGCGCGAGAGAGGAATGCTTCCCTGATGCGCTTCCGCCTGAAGCTCGGTCCGTTCGTCTACGACGAGAAGCTGGGCCAGAACCGCGACCCCCGGCCGTCCCTGCTGACCGCGGGCGATCTCGCCGCGCTGGCCTTCGCCGCGGGCGCCCTGGTGTTTATGGTCGTGATGGTGGTCCTCGGTGGGTGACCCGTTCGGTCTGACGCTGGAGCAGCGCACCCGGTCCGACCTTGTCCAGTCGTGGACAGATCTGCTCGCCAAGGTTGAGCGCAACCGCAAGATGATCGAAGTCTTGCCGCCGGGAGCGGTCGTGCGCATGACCGGCTGGGGCGGCCCGTACCCGGATCGCACGCGTGAGGAAGTCCTGGAGATGATGATCTGATGGGTGACCGCGCAGCCCGCCTCGCCGCTGATCTGAAGGTGGACACCCTGTCCGGCCCGGCCCGCGCGCTGGCCGAGGAGGCCGTCCTGGTGGTCGAGCGGCTGGAGAGCTTGGACGCCCAGCTCCAGGGCCGCGAGGACACGTGGCTCGGGGTCCGGAGGATCCTCGGCACCGATGTCGCGGTGGTCGAGATCAACGCGCCGCTGGCGGAGGCTCGCCAGCAGGGCCTTGCCCTACGGGCCCTGCTGGCTGACTTCGTCAAGCTGACCGGGGCCGCCCCGGTCGAAGTGCCGGCATCCAAGGCTGATGAACTGGCCAAGAAGCGGGAAGATCGCCGCGCACAACAGGGCTAACGTCTGCTATAGTAGGGGTATGACGACGCACAGCATCACCTGGTGGGTTTGGGCGGGGTCCGAAAAGATCCGGCGCACGTCTCGGATGCGTGGCACCTGGGGCTACGACGCTTCGTGCTCGTGCGGTTGGGATACCCGGACCGGCGGCGCCGTCAAGCGACACATCACTGACGAGATCTGGTACCACAAGCGCGGGCTTTGATCTTCGCCTCACCCCTGATCACGTACGCTGGTGATCGGGGGTGATTCATGTCCGAGCCAAGCTGGCTCCCGCGGTTGTTGCACTACCCGCCGGCCCCGTTCACCTCCGGGCCTGAGTTCACCGAGCTGGCCGCGTCTGCCGGCCTGATCCTGGACGACTGGCAGTCCGGGACTCTGGATCTAGGCCTGGGTGAGCGCGCGGACGGCAAGTGGGCCAGCTTCCAGAACACCATCGTGGTGGCCAGGCAGAACGGCAAGGACGGCATCTTTGAGGCCCTGGGTCTTGGGTGGTTGTTCCTCACCGGGGAGCGGTTGATCGGCCACAGCGCTCACGAGTACAAGACCGCCATGGAGGCTTTCCGCCGCCTGGTGGGCCTGATCGAGAACACCGACGATCTCCGCCGCAAGGTCAAGAAGATCATCAATACGAACGGCGAAGAGGGCATCGAGCTGCTCGACGGCCGCCGCATGCGCTTCCTCGCTCGGTCCAAGGGCGCCGGCCGTGGGTTCTCGTTCGACAAGATGATCTGGAACGAGGCCTACGCCCTGACAGCCGCCCAGGTCGACGCCGTCCTGCCGACCATGAGCGCCAGGCCCAACCCCCAGCTTTGGCTCGGCTCCAGCCCTCCGCTCGACGCCGCGACCGGTGAGGCCCTGTTCCGTGCGCGCCGCATGGCGGAGGCCGGTGCGCCTGGCGTGATGATGCTGGACTGGGGCCTGGCCGCCCGGCTGGACAAGATCGGTCCGTGCGCCGCCGACAACTGCTCGCACCAGGTCACCGAAACAGGATGCATCCTGGATGACGAGTCGATGTGGGCTCGGACCAACCCGGCGTACCCGAACCGGATCAACGCCGAGGCCATCAAGCGTGAGCGCGCCACCATGGATCCGGTCGGCTTCGCCCGGGAGCGGGCTGGCGCGTGGCCGCCTGACCTGTCGGACGGCTTCACCGTGATCAGCCGGGAGCAGTGGACCCGACTCCAGTCCGCGGCGGAACCCCCATCAGGCCGTCCCGCGTTCGCGGTGGCCGTCTCGTCCCGCAGCCTGGGCCCGGTCCGGTCGTCCATCGGCGTGGCCCAGCGCCGGACCGATGGCAAGGCCCACCTGGAACTGGTCATCTCTGGACCCGGCTCGGCCTGGGTGCCGCAGGCCCTGGCTCAGCTCCAGACCAAGCGGAGTCCGTGTGCGATCGTCATCGACCCGGGCTCCCCGGCCGGTTCTATCATCGCGGACGTCGAGGCGGCTGGCGTGATCGTCACCCCGATGGGCGCGCGGGACGTGGCCCAGGCGTTCGGCATGATCTATGATGCGGCCACCAGCGAAAACCCGGAGGGCCGTAACGTGGTGCACATCGGCCAGTCCGAGATCGCCACCGCGCTGAAGGGTGCCGGTACTCGGCCGGTCGGGGACGGGACGGCCTGGGACGTTAAGAACGCCGGTACCGACATCACACCGATCGACGCCGTGACAAAAGCATTGTGGGGCCTGGCCACCAAGGGCGCCGAGACGGAATGGGAGCCGCTGGTGATGTACGCGTGAGCTGGCTTTTGTTCGAAGCGGAATTCCGGGCCAGGCAGGCCATGAAACAGGTCGGATTGCGGCTGATTCCCGAGCCTCTCGCCCATCGGCTAGGTCGGATATTGTGCACTAGGTTCGACATGCACGGCATCTCTTGCCGGGGCCGCAACGATCATATGGGCGAGGCCCGGTCGTCCTGGCACCCCGCGCTGAAGCGGTGGTACCTGTGACCATTCGCCAGGAACTTGCCCGGTTCGGCCGTGAGTTGGCCGGCCGCCCCGAGGTCGTAGCCGGGGACATCGAGCGGTCATACAACCGGGAATGGCAAGGATTTGTCGACGCCTACCTCCGGTATCAGGGCGGCATCTATCAGCCCGGATTCACCACGACCATTCCCGGCCAGAAAGCCGAGCCGGTACTGGACTCGTTCGTCGGTTACGTCCAGGGCGCCTACAAGACCAATGGCGTGGTGTTCGCGGTCAGCATGGCCCGTAGCTACCTGTTCACCGATGTCACGTTCAAGTGGCGCCGGTACGGCCAGTCCGGCGGCGGAAACGATCTGTTCGGCAACGCCGAGCTGAGTCTCCTGGAGCGCCCCTGGCCCGGCGGGACCACGCAGCAGTTGCTGACCAGGGCGGAACAAGACGTCACGGCCGCCGGTACGTTCTTCGTCGCGCGCGAAGGCGACCGCCTCCGCCGGTTGCGGCCGGACTGGTGTGAGTTCATCCTGTCGGCGCCGCCACTGGAGGCCGTGCAATCCGACGTGGTCGGCATCAAGTACACCGTCGGAGGCCCGCATTCCGGCGGCCCGGCCCGGCTGTATCTGGTGGACGCGCCCGAGGGTGTGAACAAGGACGGGTACGCCGCGTTCTGGTCGCCGATCCCCGACCCGGACGCCCAGTACCGTGGCATGTCCTGGCTGACGCCCGTCCTCAAGGACAAGATGGCGGACCAGGCGGCCACCGATCATAAGCTCGCGTTCTTCGAGAACGCGGCCACGCCGAACCTCGCGGTGGCCCTCAAGGACACGGTCACCCCGGAGCAGTTCAAGGCGTTCGTCCGGACCATGAACGAGGCCTCGGCCGGCGTCGACAACGCATACAAGACCCTGTTCGTCGGCGGTGGCGCGGACGTAACCGTCATCGGCGCCGACATGAATCAGCTGGACTTTCGCAATACCCAGGGCGCTGGGGAGACCCGGATCTGTGCCGCCGGCCGGGTGCCGCCCATCATCGTCGGCCTGTCCGAGGGCCTGTCCGCGGCCACCTACTCCAACTACGCCCAGGCCCGGCGGGCGTTCGGCGACTCCTGGGCGCGACCCCAGTGGAAGTCGTTCGCTGGCTCGATCGAGCCGCTTCTGGACGCACCGCGCAACGCGGCCGGTGTGCGGGACGCCCAGCTCTGGTACGACGTCGCGGACGTGGCCTTCCTCCGGGAGGATCTGAAGGACCTGGCCGACGTCATGTCCACCACCGTGGGCACGATCAACGCGGCCATCGCCGCCGGCTGGACCCCGGAGAGCGCACAGAAAGCCATCCTGGCCGAGGATCTCGGCCTGCTCGTGCACTCCGGTCTGGTCTCTGTCCAGCTCCAGCCTCCGGGCGGCCCGGCCGACGCGGACACGACCCAGCAGGACGCCACCGCTGAGCTGACAGCCAAGGTCGGCAACATCGCCAGCCTGGCGCCGCCCGGTGCGTTCGACCCGGAGAGCGTGGTCGAGGCCGTCAACGCCGGGGACCTCTCCAAGCTGGACGTGGTCGAGGTCGAGGAGGATCCGGCCCTGGCTGAGGATCCCGAGGTCGATCCGGCCGTCCTGGAGGAAGACCTGGCAAACGAGGCGTTGCGCGGCCGGCACGAATACGTGCGGGACGCCGATGGCCAGTTCGCGCACATTCCCGGCGGTTCCGGCAAGATCGGTCCCAAGCTCGGCCCGATCGCGGACCCGCTGAAGCTCAGTACCCGGATCAAGTTGGAGCCCGGAGAGACGTTCGCCGGCTCGGCCCGTGTCCACGACCGGCGTGGTGATCAGACCACGGTCCTGGCTCGGGTCGAGACGGAGGCCGGGCCGCGGTTCCGGGTCGGTATCGTCCGTCCCGAGGACACCCGGGAATGGCGCGCCGCCGACAAGGGCGGCACGGTGGAGCTGGACCGTGACGGCGCCGAGAACCTCCGCCACGTCATCCAGGACGCTCTTGCTGAGGGCAAGGCCAACGTCTCGGCGTACCGGGCCGGTCTCCGTGAGGCGAACAAGGCCGGCACCTTGGACGACATCGAGTGGGATCCCGAGGCCGAGATCGCCAAGGGGACGGTCACTGGCGCCCGCTGGGGAGACATCGCCTGGGAGCTGACCCGCGAAGAGGGCGACGAGTATCTGGACCTCGGCCCTGGCGGGAGCTGGTCACTCGGGCTGTCGATCGGCGGCGGCGAACCGTTCTACCTGGACAGCCCGGCGGCCGTCGGCAAACTGGACAAGGCCCTGGCCAACCTGATCGGAGCGTCCTAGTGGCATTCACTGAGCAACTCCACCCCCGCGGGACCGGGGCGGTCGGCGGCCAGTTCGTCGCCGCGGGCGCATCCAAGAGTGCTGCCCCGGCCGGGAGGACCGCCGGCAAGAAGGCGGTAGCGGCCAAGAAGGGTGGCGGAAACCTGTCGTTCGACGGCAAGCGCGGAGCCGGGTACGGCGTCAAGGGCGGGGACAAGCGGGTCAAGGCCCTCCAGACCGCACTGAACAAGCTCGGCCTGACTGACGGCGCCGGCAAGAAGCTGGCCGTCGACGGGAAGCTCGGGCCGCGGACGACGGCCGCCATCAAGAAGGCTCAGCGCAAACTGGGCCTCAAGGCGGACGGCGTCGTGACGCCGGCCCTACTGAAGCAGATCACCATGGCCAAGAAGCTGGAAAAGGCCAAGGCCAAGAAGGCGGCACCCGCCAAGAAGGCCGGCCCGCCCGAGCGAACGTTCAAGCGGCCCGCCCAGGCCAAGCCCATCGCGACCGTGCACAAGGGGTGACCATGCGAGAGATCATCGAGCGCTCGTTCGAGGTGGATGACTTCGACGTCAAGCGGTCCACCAAGGGCCGCACCGTCACCGCGTACGCCGCAGTGTTCGGCCAGGAGGCCGAGATCCGGGACGCCCACGGCCACTACTGGGAGGGCATCCACCGGTCGGCGTTCAACCGGGCCCTGTCCCACGGCATCGGCCGGGTCGGCGTGTTCTACAACCACGGGTACGACCTGTCTGGCAAGCCCAACGGACTGCTGGCCGTCCCGTTCGCCACGCCCGTCGAGATCAAGCCGGACGGCAAGGGCCTGCTGACGATCTCCCGCTACAACGACGGGGAGCTGGCGGACGCCGTGCTGGCCGCCTGGGAGGGTGGCCAGATCAAGGGCCAGTCCTTCCGCGGCGCCGTCTACCAGACCAAGAAGTCCGGCAAGCGTGGTGCCCTGCCGTACCTGGAGCGGACTGAGCTGGGCCTGAAGGAATACGGCCCGACTCACTCCCCCGCGTACGAGGGCGCTGGCCTGGTGGCCATCCGCAGCCAGATGGAGCTTGCCGAGCTGATCCGGTCTATGATCAGCGACATGACCGGCACGCCGACGGCCCCGCCGGTCACCAGTGGCACTCCCGACCCGGGACCCGCCGCCGCCGGGGACTCGCCCGAAGGGCACTCCAGCCGGACCCGCGCACGCCGCAACGTTCTGCGTATGCGTGCCCTGGACCTGGGAGTGATGGAACATGGCCAAGCGCCGCAGCACCACTGACATCGCCGCGGACCTGGAGGTCCAGCGTTCGGTGATCACCGAAGTTGACGAGATGGACGACGCGAGCGACGACGACATTGCGCGCTCCGAGGCCGCCCTGGAAGCGTTCGAGACGCTCCAGGGTGAATACGCCGAGGCCCAGGCGTACGAGGACCGCGTGGAGGCCGTGCGCTCTGCCGGCACCTACGAGACGCAGACCGAGCCGACCGCTGGCCAGGCGCCGATCCAGCGGTCTCGGCGTGGCCCCGAGGTCAAGGCGTCGACGGACCCGTTCGAAATCCTCCGCGGTTCGACCCAGCACATGGGCGAGACGGAGATCGTTCGGGCGCTGCATGACTCGAACCTGAAGGCCATCGAAGAGTTCGAGATGCCCAAGGGTTACGAGGGCTCGTTTGAGACGATGATCAAGCGGCACAAGAAGGACGTGTCCTGGTCGCGCAACCTCCTGTCGCGGATGCAGCCCGACTACATCGGCGCCTTCGAGAAGCTCATGACCGGCCGGGACGTGTTCCTGACCGACGTCGAGCGGGCGGCGATCGCCGTCGGGACGAACACGGCCGGTGGCTACCTGGTGCCGACGCACCTGGACCCGACCCTGATCCTGACCAACTCCGGAGCCAAGGACGTCGTCCGGGACATGTCCCGCGTGGTCACCCTGACCGGCGGGGCGAACAAGTGGAACGGCGTCACCACCGCCGGCTCCACCGCTTCGTGGGATGCGGAACTGACCGAGGTCAGCGACGACACGCCGCCGATCGCCCCCGTGCAGATCCCCGTCTTCTCGGCCAAGAGCCTGATCCAGGCGTCGATCGAGTCGTTCGAGGACATCACCGGCCTGGCGTCCGACGTCCAGATGCTGCTGTCCGACAGCCGTATCCGGCTGGAAGCCCTCGCGCACATGACCGGCAATGGCACCACCCAGCCGTGCGGCATCTTCACCGCCCTGGACGCCAACGTGGCGAGCGAGATCTCCCTGACCACCGGCTCCACCTTCACCCGGGCGGACCTCGCCGCGGTGGCCAACGCCCTCGGCGACCGGTGGACCGACGGATCCCAGTGGCTCATGCACCCGGGGATGCTGGAGCGCATCGCCGCTCTCGGTACCGCCCTCGGCGCCAGCTACTCCACCGACATGACCCAGCGGCCCACGGATCAGCTTCTGGGCTACCCGGTGCGCCGGTCGTTCACCGCGCCGAACGTCTTCCAGACGACCACGATCGACAACCTGCTGGTGTTCGGTGACTTCTCGAACTTCGTCATCGTGGACAAGCCCGGCTCGACGTCGATCGAGTTCATCCCGCACCTGTTCAACGTCAGCAACAACCTGCCCGACGGTCGCCGGGCCTGGTACATGCACTTCCGGAATGGCTCGGACAGTGTCAATGACCTGGCGTTCCGCCTGCTCCAGGACAAGACCACCGCGTAACAGACCCCCGGCCGCGCGTGCCCCCGTGTGCGCGGCCGGGTCTAATCTTCGGGGGAGGGTCACGGCCAGGTAAGAGCACACTCCGCGCCGAACAGGCCGAATCGCGAAGTTATCCGGCATCACGTCCGGTGCGCCGCCCTCACCCGAGCAACCTTGATCATCGAGCAGGAAGGGGCCCACCGTGGTCCACGAGAAGCAGAAGTCCGGCGATCCCGACTACGACGACAAGGTCCCCGCCGACCAGCACGTCGGGCGGATGGTCATCGCCGGTGACGGTCGCGAGGTCCTGATCACCGAGGCCAACGGGCCCGTGAACCTGGACGGCTCGCACGCCAACCTGGACGACCCGAAGGGCGAGGCCGGCGACAACCGTCCGGCCCCGGGTGAGGTCGCGACCAAGGCGTCCGAGGTCCAGACCTACGACACCAAGGCGATGCCGGCCAAGAACCTCGGCACGGCCAACAGCTCCCAGGAGCTGGATGACCTCCTGGCCCAGGACGGCCAGGAGACCCAGGAGCTTTCCAGCCAGCAGTCCGGCGACCAGGCCCGCGCGGAACAGGTCGAGGCTGAGCAGTCGGCGGCGCCCGCGGCGAAGCCGGCCCGGACCCGTACGGCCAAGTAGTGCCCCGGGAGGCAGGTTCCTTGCAGGGTTCCCTGCCTCTCGGTCAAAACCCTGCCAACCCTGCTGGACAGGAGTCGTCGTGATGGACAAGGGAGCGGTCATCCCCAGCATGGTGGACGGTGGGCACTGGGCCTCCTGTTTCGGCCTGTCCTGGGCCGACATGCTGTTGCTCGATCAGGTCAGCCCGACCCCGCGGGTGATGCGGCCGGGCGGCCAGTACCTCCGCAACGTCGCCGGCACCATGGGCGTAGCCTCGGCCCGCAATGAGATCGTGGCCAACTTCCTGAACCTCCCACACCAACCCGAGTGGCTGTTCATGGTCGACACGGACATGGGCTTCACCGCGGACACCCTGGAGCGGCTGATCCAGTCAGCCGAGACGAACGGGGCGGCCGTGGTCGGCGCCCTCTGCTTCGCCCAGAAGTCCGACCCGCGGCAACCGGAGACGAACCTCCACGCACGCCGGCTCCGACTCGTCCCCACCCTGTACCGGTTCGTGGAGACCCAGGACGAAAAGGGCTTCCTCTCGATCGAGAACTACCAGCGGGACAGCTTCCAGTGGGTGGATGCCACCGGCGCGGCCTGCCTCCTGATGCACCGCACCGCCCTGGAGGCCGTCGGCCCGGACCCGTTCCGGCCGCTCCGGGTTCAGGGCGCCAACCCGGACGGATCCCCGCGGGAGTTCTCCGAGGACCTGTCCTTCTGCTCCCGGCTGGCCGACGTCGACATCCCGGTGGCCGTGGACACCAGCGTCAAGACCACGCATGCCAAGGGCGGGATCTTCCTGGACGAGGAGACGTACGTGGCCCAGCTCGCCGTGCGTAAGGCCAGCCCTCTCGGAGTCGCCGCGTGACCGCCAACGGCTACACCGGCAACCCGCCGGGTGGAGGCGGCGGCGGCGGGTCGACGGCCTGGGTCGACATCACCGGCAAGCCGGCCACGTTCCCGCCGTCGGCGCACACCCAGGCAGCCAGCACGATCTCGGACTCCACCACCGTGGGCCGGGCCGTCCTCACCGCCGCGGACGCCTCCGCCGGCCGGGCAGCCCTTGGGGCGGAGGTGTCCGGTGCCGCCACCACCGCGGTCGCCGCGCACGTCGCTGCCGGGGACCCGCACGCTCAGTACGCGCTGGACACCGACGTGGCGCTCAAGGCGCCGCTGGCGTCCCCGACGTTCACGGGTACGGTCGCCGGCATCACCAAGACCATGGTTGGCCTGGGGTCCGTTGACAACACGGCCGACACCGCGAAGCCGGTCAGCACGGCCCAGCAGACCGCGCTGAACCTCAAGGCCGATCTGACGTCCCCGGCCCTGACCGGCAACCCGACGGCACCGACCCAGGCGGCCCTGAACGCCTCCACCCGCATCGCCACCACGGCGTACGTGGACAGCGCAGTCAGTGCGGGAGGCGGCGGCGGAGGTGGGACCGCGGCTACCTTCGCGCGCGGGTACGTCACGTCCGGGAACATCACGCCCGGCCTGACCGCAGCATGGACACCGATCACCGGACTGGCGTTCTCCCTCGCCGCGGTGGCAGGCGATGATGTCGAATTCACCATGAACGGCCTCCTGGACCAGAAGGCGACCAGCTTCTTCGACCTGGCCGTGCTGGTGTCCGGTTCGATCGTCCGCTACGCCAGCACGGGCACCGGCTCGCCGTCGCCCGCGGGCGAGGGTGACGGCGCCACCTACCCGCTGAACGGGTCGGCGCTGCGGCCCCTCAACGCGTACTTCTCCCTGTCGGTGGTGTCCGGCGACCTGACCGGCGGCACGGTTACATTCGCCCTGATCTACAAGGGCGACGCTCTCGGCAAGGTGTTCGCGTCCACCGACTTCCCGCTGCGCTGGAGGATCCGCAATGACCACTAGCGTTGTCCGGGGCGCGCCCGCCACCCTCTTGGCGGAATGGCGCCTGTACGCGGGCGGCCCGTACGCCGACGTGACCGGCGTGACCATCGCGGTGGTCAGAATCGTGGACAGCGTCGTTGTCCTGTCCACGACGACCACCGGAGTGACCAGCCCGGCCGTTGGCATCAACGCCTACGTCTGGACACCCGCGCCGTCCCTGACCATCGGGGACTATCTGGTCACCTGGACAGGGACAGACCCGGACAGCGAAATTGTCCAGGCGACCGAGGTGGTCACTGTCCAGGCGGGCGGCGCCCTCGGCGGGCCGTACGCGGACCGAGCCACCCTGAAGCGGCGCATGGGCATCCCCGACACGGACACCCTCCAGGACGGCGACGTAGACGACGCACTGTCCAGCGCGTCCGACGCCATCAACCAGTTCACCGGCCGGCAGTTCGGCCAGGCCTCCGAGGCGTCCACAAGGACGTACGTTGCCGGGCCCAGCGGCGTGGACACCGACGATTTCTGGACCACCGACGGCCTGCTGGTGAACGGGTCCAGCACGACGTATGCCCTTGAGCCGGCCAACGGCATCGTCAACGGTGTCCCCGGCTGGCCGTACAGTCGCCTGGTCAGCCCGTACAACGGCCACCCGATCTACGACTCGGGCAGCATGTTCGTCCTTGCGGTCGAGGTCACGGCCCGGTGGGGCTGGGCCCGGGTCCCCAGCTCGATCAAGTCAGCGTGCCTGATGCTGGCCGCCGACACCCTAAAGTCCAAGGACGCACCTTTCGGGGTGGCGGGCTTCGGTGACTACGTCGTCCGGGTCCGGGCCAACCCGAAGGTGGCCGAGCTGCTGGCCCCGTACGTGCGCGACCCGATCAAGGCCGGGTCCTGATGGCCGCCTACGACCTGAACGCCATCGCGGACGCATTGGCCGCCGTCTTCCAGGGCATGGACACGCGGACGTTCGACGGTGACCAAGAGGTGGTCACTTCGGTGTCCACCGCGGCCGGGGTGGCCAACGTTCCTGCGATCGTCATCGAGCTGGACGACATCACGTGGGACATCACGATGGCCAGGGGTGCGGACAGTTTCGTCTTCCTGGCGTACCTTCTGGTGTCCAGCGCGGACAGCCCGGGTGGACAACGTCTGGTCAGACAGCTTCTGTCCACTGGTGGCCTGGCCGACCGGATCAAGGACGCGCTGGACAGTGACCAGACGTTGGGTGGCCTGGTTTCGTACGCGGTGGCCACCGGAACCCGTACCATCGGCAATATCAACTATGCGGGCGCCGACTACCTCGGGGCCACGATTGAGATTCAGGTGGTTGCGCAATGACCTTCGTCTTGGGCAACATTTCGCGCGTCCTGGTCAATGAGCGCCAGGTGTCCAGCACCCTGGCCGGCTACACGGCCAGCCACCAGCGGGCCGCCAGCGAGAGCACCGTGCTGACCGATGGTGCCGCCCGGTTCGTACCCGGGCTGATGTCCGGCTCCCTGCTGCTGCGGGGTCCGCAGGACTCCGTCGGCCAGGACCTCGCCACCGAAATCAAGGACGCCATGGGCGTGGACAACGCCTTCTTGGCCACGGTGTGTCCGAATGGCCTGGCCATCGGCCAGTTCGCCATGACCATCCTGGGCGACTTGAACGAGCACAGTGTGGACGCCACTGTCTCCGATATCTCGTCCTTCTCGATGACCGCCCAGGCCGACGAATCGGTGGACATGGGGTTCATCGTTCACGCCCTCCAGGCCGAGACGGTCGACGGGAACGGCGCGACGGTGGACCGCGGGGTCGGATCGACCACGACCGGCGGCGGCGTTGCCGTCCTCCACCTCACCGCGTACGCCGGCCTGACAAACATCATCGTGAAGATCCAGCACTCCACGGACAACTCCGCATGGTCCGACCTGGTCACGTTCACCACCGCGACCGCGGTCGGGGCAGAGCGCAAGTTCCTCGCCGCCGGTACGACCATCAACCGCTACGTCCGGGCCGTCACCGATGTGACCGGCACGGGATCGGCCACCTTCCTGGTGGCCTTCGCACCTCGATAACCACCGGGAGAGATCATGTTCGTGCACGGCAAGGACGCAGTCTTCAGCCTGGACGACGCCGCGGGTACGCTGCGCGCCGTCAAGGGCTACCTCAACACCGTGTCCGGCCTTCCCGGCGGCCGTGGCCTGTCGGAGACGACCGCCTTCGGTGACCAGGGCACCCGGAACATCCCCGGCCTGGCGAACACGACCTTCAGTGTGGCCGGCCACTTCGATACCACCGCATCGGTCGGTATCACCACCGTGCTGAACGGCCTTCGGACGGCGACCGCCACGGCCACGTTCGAGTACGGCCCGGAAGGCTCGGCGTCCGGCAAGGTCAAGTATTCGGGGGAGTGCTGGCTGACGGAGATGACCGTCGACGCCAGCGTGTCCGACCGGGTGCCGATCGCCGCCACTTTCCAGGTGGACGGTGTCGTCGCCGTCGGCACGTACCCGTAAGCGGGTGGCCCTGGACGTGGAGATCTTGGGCGCCGCCGAGCTGAAAGAGCTGGCGCGCAAGATCACCATGCTCGGGGAGAAGGGCCTCGGCCGAGAGATGGGCCAGGCCCTGAAGCGTGCGGCCACGCCCGTGGAGAAGGCCCTACGGGACGAGTACGACGCCTTGCCGGCCCGCGGCGGCTATTCGGGGACGTTCTCCCGCAGCGCTCGCTACCGGACGTCGCTACGGGCCGCCGGCCGGACAGCGTCCTTCCGGATGCTGGTGTTTGCCGAGGGTGCGCACCAGCGCCGGGACATCGAGAAGCTGGAGGCGGGCCAGCTCCGCCATCCGGTGTTCGGCCGCTCCCGGTCGGGCCGGTCCGGGCGGCGTACCTCGAATCCGTGGGCGGTCACGCGGGTGAAGGGCGGCTACTTCCGCCGAGGCTCGGACATGGCGGGTCCGGCGGCCCAACGTGAGATGGTCAAGGTGCTGGACGAGTTCGCCGAGAAGCTGAGTAGTTAGGAACCCTGCAGATGAGTACCAACCGTCAGTCGCTGATTGCTCCGATGGAAGTCCGGTTCGTGGAGCCGGACGACGTCGAGAACTACGGCGGTGAGTGGTTCACCTACGATGAACTGGCCATCGTCACCACGCCGGCCAAGAAGCTGATCGAGTGGGAATCGGAGATCGGCTCCAGCCTGGCCAACGTCATGGACGGCTTCCGGCAGTCGTCTGTCTTCGGCGACACGGTGGCTGCCTGGCTGGCCTTCGTGATGGCGGGCCGCGCTATCCGGTTCGACCAGTTCACCCCCATGATCATGCTGGCGGAGTGGCGGATCAAGAAGGTGGAGGCCCCAAAAGAGCCGGCCGCGGACTCGGACCCGACGGCCCCCCGCGTCATGGAGTCGTCTTTCGAGAAGACAGCTACCGTCGCTTTGCCGATTGCACCGTTGGTGGAGTCGCGTACCTGATCGACACCTGGGCGCCCATGTTCACGATCAAGATGGGCATCACCCCCGACCGGCTGGCCGATCTCACCGTGCTTCAGATGGTGGATCATGTGGATTACCTGGAAGCGATGAACGAGAGAGGGTGAGCCGGTGGCCGGTGACAAGCGGGAGTTCATCCTTGATCTTCTGGCGCGCGACAAGTCCGGCCCGGCCACCAAGTCGTTCGGCAAGAACATTAAGGACGTGGGCGACGACGCCGAGAAGGCTGACCGGAAGGTCCGCGGATTCGGCAAGTCCACCACCACGGCCAGCAAGGAAGCCGACCAGCTCGGCGACCAGCTGGACGGGACCGCCCGATCCATGGGCAAGCTGGACCGGGAGATCGCCCTGGCGTCCGCTGAGCTGCGGGTGCTGGCCAAGTCATTTGCGGACACTGACGACGCCGCGGAGCGCCTGGACATCTCCAAGGGCATCCGCAAGGGAGAGAACGACCTCCGCCGGCTGAACAAGGCCAAGTCCCTGATCAAGATCGACGTGGAGCCGAACGTCGACTCGGCCGGCTTCGCCAAGAAGCTCATGGCCGGTATCAGCGGCGCCGGGGGCTCGATCGCCTCCGCGGCGTCCGGCTCGGTCGGGCCGGTCGTCGGCGGCGCCATCGGAGCGGCGGCGGCCCCGGTGCTGGTGTCCGCCATGGCCTCCGCCCTATCGGCGGGAGCTGGCCTCGGAGTCCTCGGCGGCGGTATCGCCCTGGCCGTCAAGAAGGACAACGGCATCCAGGCCGCCGGCTCGGCCCTCGGTGTGAAGTTCATGGACGGGCTGACCAAGTCGGCCACCAGGGTTTTCGGCGGGCCGATCCGGTCGGCGCTGGGCATCCTGGAGGACGCCTCCGCTCGATCCGTCGGCAAGATCTCCAAGAGTTTCGAGGCCCTGGGCCCCTCGGTGGTTCCGTTCACCCGCGACATCGTCCAGGGCGGCGAACGTATCCTGACCGCGCTGACAAACGTGGCCAGCAAGAGCGGCCCGGCTCTCGACGGCCTGGGCAAGAGCATCCGGCTGGTGTCCGACGGCGTCGGTGACTTCGTAGAGACCCTGGCCGACGGGGGACCCGAAGCGGCGGCCAACCTGACCTTGATCGCTGGGGCGACCGCGGACCTACTCCGCTACACCGGGACGACTCTGGACTCCCTGAACAAGCTGGCATCCAACGAATGGATCACCGGCCCCCTGCTGCCCCTGCTTCGGAAGCACTACCAGGAGGCCGCCGCCGAGTCTGACACGATGGCCGGTTCCACTACCAAGCTGGCCGACGAGATGACCACCGCGGAGAAGGCCGCCAACGGCGAGCGCACCGCCCTCAGCGAGCTGTCCAAGGAACTGCGCGCCCAGACCGACCCGGTGTTCGCCCTGCTGAACGCTGAGGACACGCTGGCGGAGAAGCAGAAGACCGCGGCGAAGGCCACCAAGGAACACGGTGCCAAGTCCAAGGAAGCCAAGACCGCTCTCCGGGAGTTGGCTGAGGCCGCTCTGGATGTCGAGGGGAAGGCGGGCGCGCTGGGCGCCACGTTCAACGGCAAGCTGACTCCCCAGCTCAAGGCCAGCCTCCGCGCCGCCGGCCTGACGGAGACGCAGATCGATCAGCTTGGCGGGCAGTTCAAGGACGCCAAGAAGGACGGGGACAAGTTCGCCAAGACCTACGCCGCCAACGTCAAGGTGCGCGGGGTCAAGCCGACCAAGGACGCTCTGTACGGGGTCCGCGACGCGGCCAACAGCATCCCCCGCGCAGTCACCATCGCCATGCGCATCACCGGCCAGACCAACGTCAGCAAGGTGGCCGCCGGCATCCGGAAGCAGTACGACGCCCGCGCGACCGGTGGCCCGATCTCCAAGGACACGCCGTACTGGGTGGGTGAGAATGGGCCCGAGCTGGTGTTCCCGAACCACGACGGCCGGGTCCTGTCGGCAGCGGCGTCCCGGGCCAGCGCGGCCCACTCTGCCCCGGCTCTGTCAGGCCTCGGCGGTGGTGGCGGTATGAGCGGTCAGCGGTTGCGGCTGGAGTTCGCCGGCCAGCAGGAGGTCGTCACCATGTTCCGCGCCTTGATCCGTAAGGCCGACATCCTCCAGGATGACTACCGATGAGCACCTTCACACCCAAGGTCCGGCTCTGGCCCGGCATGTCCCTGACCCAGGACGCCTCCACGTGGGGCCTCGGCGTGGACATCACTCCGTGGGTACGGCGGCCGGGCCAGGACGGCGGCCAGGCCATCTCCTATTCGGCGGGCCGGCAGGATGAGGGCAACCAGATCGACGCCGGCACCCTGGACGTCACCCTGGACAACCGCACCGGCATCTGGTCGCCCGGCAACGTCACCGGCCCCTACTACGGCAAGCTGAAGCGGAACACGCCGATCCAGCTCACCACCACCACCGGCTACGACTCGTTCGGCCGTGTGCTGGCCACCGGCCAGCTCGGCACGTCCACCAGCGGACAGAACTGGACGTCGTCGTCGTCGTGGACGGTCACCGGCACGGAGGCCTACTCGTCGCTGGCCGTCAACGCGGCCATCATCGCGACCCTGGACAACGCCGACTCCTGGAATTTCGATCTTCGCTACACGTGCTGGGTGGACCAGGTCGCGACGGGGGCCAACCTGATCATGGGCGGGATCGCCCGGACCGTCGACGCGAGCAACTTCCTCCTGGCCCGGTGTGAGTTCAACACTGCCGGCACCGTGGACGCCCGGGTCGGGCGACGGACCACCGCGGGCGGGATCGCCACGATCTCCGCGGCGGCCGGGGTCTTCTCATACACGGCCAACACCAAGGTTCGTGTCCGCTTCCAGGGTGACGGCCCGGCCGTCCGGATGAAGATCTGGAAGCCGGCCAACCCCGCCCTGCCCGACGCCGACGAACCGGCCACCTGGACGGTGACCGGAGCGGACACCGACATCGGCGGAACCAAGCTGGGCCTGTTCCCGTGGAGGGTCGGCGGGAACACGAACACCAACCCCAAGATCTACGTGGACGACTTCACCGCGGACGCCGAGGAGTGGACCGGCGGCGTGGCCCAGTGGCCGACCCGGTGGAACATGACCGGTGCGAACGCCTGGGCGCCCATCCAGGCCGGTGGCGTCCTCCGCCGCCTTCGCCAGGGTCAGGGCCAGCTCCAGTCGGCGCTCCGCCGGCAGCTGGCCGCCTACTCCCCTACCGGGTTCTGGCCGCTGGAGGACGGGCCCGGGTCGACGTCGTTCGCCAGCGCGATCACCGGCCTCCAGCCGGCCACCTTCTCCATGGTCACGCCGGGAACGGACAACTCCCTGGCGGGCGCCGCCCTGTCGCCGACGTTCGATGATCCGTTCTCCTCGATCACCGCGAACACTCCCCGGTCACCGTCACCGAACACCGGCTTTGCCGTCATGTGGCTGATGAAAATGCAGAGCCTACCGGCGTCCAACACGCTGGTGGCCCGGATCAAGGTCAATGGCCGGTACTCCAAGTGGGAGATCGCCATGACTCCGACCGGAACGGTGGTCCGTGCGTATGAGGGCGACGAGACGACGCCGGGTGTGGACAGCTCGGCCCTGTACGGGACCAACGTCAACCCCCTCGGTTGGTTCGCCTGTCAGCTGGAGGTGGCCAACTCGGGCGGCATCAACACGTGGGCGTTCATCACCCACCAGGTCGGCGACAACACGTACTACTCGCAGTCGTCCAGCTACCTGTCCGGGGCGGTACCGACGTGCTCCAGTGTCCGGCTCGGCGGGAGCCAGCTGGACGGATGCGCGTTCTCCATGCTGTGGATCGGGCCGGACACGCTGCCGTTCGTGGCTGACTCGTTCTCGCTGGTGTCGTCCGGGTACGCCGGGGAGAAGGCCGCGGTCCGAGCGGCGCGGGTGGCCACCGAAGCCCGGGTCCCATTGATCATCGAGCCGGGCGACTCAGAGGCTATGGGCGCACAGAAAGAGGCCACCGCCCTGGAGGCGTTGCGGTCGTGCGAGATCACGGACTACGGGATCTTGTACGAGACCGGTTCGGGTCTCGGGTTCCGGCCGCGGGTCGCCCGGTACAACCCGTCGACGTTCCTGACCCTGTCGCTGGTGGCCGGTCACCTGGCATTGCCGCCCGAGCCGACCTACGACGACCAGAAGCTACGCAACGTCTGGACGGTCACTCGGATCGGCGGATCCTCCGCCACCGTCGTGGACGACACGTCGGTGGCGCTGGAGGGCGAGATCGCCGGCTCGGACACGGTGAACACTCAGACGGATGACGTCCTACCGAACCACGCCGGCTGGCGGACGTACCTGGGTGTGCAGGACCAGCTGCGGTGGCCGTCGATCACCCTGGATTTTGCGCGCAACCCCGGTCTGCTGGCATACTGGCGGGCCCGGCGTTACGGCTTCCGGTTCAAGGTCGCCACCGGCCTACCTCAGGTGGCCGGAGCTGAGCCGGACGTGATCGCCGAGGGGTACCAGGCCACCCTCCACCCGGACGGCTGGCAGGTCACCCTGAACTGTTCCGGGGCGGCGCCGTGGGACGTGTCGGTCCTGGAGAGCGCCACCTCTCCGGTCCGGCTGGACACGGCCGGTACCCAGCTCACATCGGGGGTGAACAGCACGGCCACCTCCTGGCCGGTCACTGTCACGACGGGGCCGATCTGGAACACAGCGGCGACCTTCCCCATCCTGATGATGTGCGAGGGTGAGCTGATCAGCGTGTCCGCCATTTCCGGGGCCGGGCCGGGGCAGACGTTCACGGTCACCCGGTCTGTGAACGGCGTGGTCAAGTCGCACCTGGCCGCCGCGCCCGTGTCCTTGGCGTATCCGTCCCGAGCCGCACTGTGAGGAGTTCTCATGTTTCTCGCCGGTGACATCCTCACCGCCCAGCGCCTGAACCGGCTCCAGCCCAAGACGTACACGGTCAAGTCGTCCGGCAACGTGGCGGCCAGCCAAACCGGCGTCGATATCCCGGGCGCCACGTACACGTTCACCACGGAGACGAACGGCGCCACTGTGGACGTGTGGTTCTCGGTCGACTTCGACAACACGGCGTCCCCGGGCGCCAACGTCGGTTCGGTCCGGGCATTCCTGGATGGTGTGACCGGCGGCATCCTGTTCGGCATCTACGGGGCGAACATCACTGACGGTCGCGCCAACGTCGCCAACGTCGACTCGTTCACCGTTCCGACCGCGGGCAGCCACACGATCAAGCTGGTGGTGACGACCCCGGCGGCGATGACGGTCAACCAGTACACCGGCTTGAAGCTCCAGGTCAATGAGATCGTCTGACCACCGGTACGATCGAGGAAACGCGAGGGAGACTCAGCCATGGCCATGAACCCACGGACGCACCCGCGCGGGGCCCGCCCGGACTTCACCCTGCCCAAGGCCAACCCCAATCCGGGCCGCATGACGGACGCCCTCTGGTGGCTGGTCTGCATGCGGGAAGCCCTGGAGCCGGCCAGCGAGAACGGCGGCACGTTCGCGAACAAGCCGGGCTATCACAACGCCGGAGAGAACCTCCCGAATCACGGCGAGGGCGCGGCCACCACCGATCACAGCATCCGCCGGGCGCCCGACCGACGCGGCCCGTGGTGGCGGGAGAAGTCCAGCGCGCACGACTGGACGTTCCCGGACGCCCAGCGCGGCGACTACAAGACGATCATCAAGTACACCAAGCGCCTGATCAACGCTATGCGCGACCCGCATGACCTCCGTCCGGACGACGTGTTCGCGTACACCCTCGGCCAGATCGACGGTGACGTGGTCGTGGAGGGGTACAACGAGTACCGCGACGAGGCCGAGACCAGCGGTGACAAGACGCACCTCTGGCACCGGCACGACTCGTTCCGCCGGGACATCGTCGGCAACTACTGGGCCATGTGGAAGGCCCTCACGATCGACATGGGGTGGACCTACGCTGAATGGCTGGAGTCCACCGCATCCGTAGACGTACCGGCACCGGCAGAGGAGAACGGCATGGCGAACTGGGACGACACGATCAAGATCACCGGGACCACCGGCAAGGAACTGTTCGAGCCGGACCGCGAGGCCGGCACGGAGGTGGCCGCCGGCACGATCCTCCAGCTGTCCGCCATCCACGCCGGCCGAGCCGCCCGGGACGCTGCGGAGGCCCTCCGGATCGCCGAGGAGACGGCCGCTAAGGTGGACGAGGTCCTGGCCGCCCTGAAGCCCGCGGAGTAGTGCAGCCCAACCGACGCCTGCCGGTTGATCCAGATTTCATCGCCCTAAGGGCCCAGGTGGAACGGATCAACCGGCGGCTGGGCATCACGGTGAACGCCGGGGCGACCGCGGCGAAGCGGTTCCGGATCGCTGTGAAGGTCCTTGGCCTGTCGCTGGCCAACGTGGCTGCCCAGTTCGACGTCCAATGGTCATCACCACTGGCCACTAGCACGTACAACGTGGACGTAGCCTGTTCCGCCCTGCTTGGGATGCCCACGGTGACGGTCACGAATCAGACCACGACCGGGTGCACGATCACGTTCACGCCTACGCTGGTGGTCACCAACGCTACGGTGGTCGCGCTGGCGGTGTCTCCGCTGTGAACCCTGCCTCGATCAGATCGGTGGACCATGAGTGAGCGGACAGCGCACGGCCCCGGGGCGCCGCGATTTTCTGCGCGACGCACTCTCATACCTGGGAGGGTGGGGCCTGATCCTCAAGCAGGCCGGCATTTTCTTCCCCCCACCGGAGAGCGTGTCCATTCCGCTGGTGATCACGGGTGGCCTGCTGGTGGGCGTGCCCGGCCTGGCCCAGCTCGTAATGTGGTGGCTCCAGGTCCAGGCCGGCACTCCTGGTATTTCTGGACCGCCCTCGGGGCCAGTGGACCCCCCGCCGCCGCCGTCCTCGCCTACGTTGTCTCCAGGGTCATCGGGGGCTGAGGCGTGAGGACGGACCAGGAGATCACCCAGGAGATCCACCGCGTGAGCCGGCTCGGTCTGTACCGGTGGGCGGCGCTGCTGTTGTCCACGCTCGGGGCCAGCGGCCTGGCCCTGCTGGTCAGCGTGCACCTGTCCGGCGAGGCCCTGAAGCGGGAGCAGCAGCAGCGCGAACAGGCCCGGCAGGCTACCTGCCTGGTGGTCAAGCGCATGATCAACGTGTACTCCGATCCGTCCACCGAGACGGGGCGCAATGCCGCCGTGGCCTGGCGTGGCCTCGGCGTTCAGTTTCGATGTGAGGGGTAGCCATGACGCAACCTGAGAACGCCGGCCCGAACCGTGACGGCTCCAAGTCCCTGGCCCGGGAGAGTCGATACGGCCTGATCGTTCAGTTCGTGCTGGTGACAGCGGCGACCGCGGGATTGGGTTGGGTGGCCGACCTGGACCTGTCCACGCTGCCGGGCTGGGCGGCCGGTGCCGGCGTCTACGCCACGTCCACGATCGTCGGTTTCCTGACCGCGTACGTGACCAAGAATCGGACGTCGCGCTGATGACCAGGCCGAGTGTAGGCCGAGTGGTCCACTACGTCTCGTACGGCACTCCGGGCGGCGAGTACTCCTCGCAGTGTCGGGCGGCCGTCGTAACCGAGGTGGCCCCGGAGGCGGCCTCACAGGACGAGCCGCGCGTTGGTCTGTGCGTTCTCAATCCGACGGGCCAGTTCTTCCACTCGCTGGCCAGCGGCGGATGCGGCCAGGACGAGGCCGACAAGCGTGGCGGCACCTGGCACTGGCCGGAACGGGAGGCCTGATGCTGACCCAGCAACTGACCGTCGACACGTCCACCCTGGTTGGCCGGCTGGTCGTCACCTGTCCCGAGGGCGGCGCGGCCGAGCTCCAGGGCCTGGCCGCCGAGCTGGCCCTACGGTCGAACGTGACGACCAGCGGGCCGATTGAGATCGTGGTGGAATCGGAGACGCCGCCGCCGGCCTGACCGAAGACACGAAACGACCCCCGACGAGATTCTCGTCGGGGGTCGTTTCGGTTCGTCAGCTCGGGATCGAGAGGGGGGCCCAGCGCTGGAGGTAGTGCCAGTCCTCGTTACCGAACTCCTGGAAGGTGCGACCGCCGATCCACTTCCCGTCTCCGCATCGAGTCCAGGAGTCGCCGTCCTTGTCAAAAACGGTGGTCCCGATCGAGGGCTCGCCGTTCTGGTCGGAGGCCGTCTCGGCCGGAACCACGGCGTTGACGCCCGCGGCCCAGGCAGAGAGGAAGCTCCCCACGCCGTTCAGGTCTTGAATCTGATCGGCGGCGATGGCGTTCTTGAGCGCGGTGGCCAGGGCGTTGACTGCCTCGGCCTTGGCCTTGATGAGTGCTCCGGTGTCCGTCATAGCTCAACTATAGCAGACGTCTCAGCGCACGTCCACATGTACGGCCACCGCGACTCCGCGGCGTGAGCGCCGACCATACTTCGCCCAGACGAACAGACCGAACATGCCCAGCACCGTCACCACCGCGGCGACCAGGCTGGCCGTCGACAGCGACATCAGCAGCCAGGCGAAGGCGGCCATAAGGGCGGCCAGGCCTAGCAGCACCAGGCCTACGGACCGGCACACCAGGGCCCAGCGGGGCGCGATCGGCCGGGGCGGCACCTTGACCACCCGGACGGCGTAGTGGCCGGCCCGCGGGCCGCTGGTCAACAGCCGGATCTCGCTGTCCGTCCGCTCGATCTCGCCGGCCCTCTGGCGCCGGCCGAGGGCGGCCAGCAGTTCCTTGCGGGTCGGCGCGGTCAGGTCCACCACCTGGCGCACCGTACCCACCGGGGCCGGACGCCGCTGGAGGACGGTAGCCGGCCGCTTCCGGGCAAGTTCCTGATTCATCGATTACTCCAAACGGTCATGACCAAGCTGGCCAGCAGGACGAGGACGCCGGCAGCTTGGATGGCCTGCCGGATGAAAACGTTGGCGCGGTAGGTGATGGCCCCGGCGTCCCGGGCGGCCCGCTGCGCGCGCTGGCGGGACAGGGTGACCCGCCGCGGATTCCAGTGGTTCTTGCGGTCGTTGTAGCGGGGCCAGAGCACCCACATGACCAGCGTCTCCAGGGGCCGCCGGACCCACGTCCAGTTAAGCCACCACGGGAGCCGGATCAGCCGGTGGCACACCGCGTCCAGGTCCATCCAGGGCTTCTCGGTGGACTGCTGGACCGTGCCGTCCTCGCGGAGGTAGGCCGTCCGGCCTTCGTGGTCACGCTGGCGCCGCCGGAACGAGTTGGACTCCCCGACGTAGCCCCACTCCCGGCGGCGGGACGCGTGCTTGCGGGTGCGCCAGGCGTAGACGCCACCGGCCCGCCGCCAGACCTTGCGGAGCCAGTCACCCACGGCGATCGACCTTCTCCAGGATCAGGAAGCATTCGCCGCTGGTGCTGGCCTCGGCGACATAGGCCCGGAACGTGGCGTACGGGTGCTCACCAGTCACGTACTGGCCGAGGTGCGCCAAGGCCCAGGCGAGGTCGTCATCGGTCAGGTTGGACAGGGTGACGTTGCCGTGGGGCTTACGCGTCCACGCGATGAACGTCCGGCCGTCGACCACCAGCGGGGTCGGGGGTAGTGCTCGGGGCATTCGTCCTCCTGAACTGGAAAGTCCGACCCGGGCGATTGGTAGCACCGAGCCGGACGATCATCGGGCCGGTTCAGACGTTAGGGGGTCGTACCGGCAACTCCGCCCTATACGTCAACTATAGCCGACGTGCCAGCTCACCGCAACGCCCTAGCAGACCAACTATAAGTGATCTATTATAAAAGGTATGCCTAGTTGGTTCGACGTCGATGCGCCTGACACGTCCTGGAGGGCATCCTCCGAGGACCCCATACCTCTGCTCATGGGCCGGTGGCCCATCACCGCCTTCTTGTACCGCTGGTGCGCCTGCCGGCCCCTGGACGGCCACGCCCGGACGGACGCCGGCTTCCTCACTCCCGGCACGAAGGCGTTCACCAAGACCGGCCGGGCGGCGCCGTACCAGTTCTGGCCCGGCTGGAAACGGGGCCTGTTCACCCGCCTGCCGATCAACCTGTTCCTGCTGTCCCTGCTGACCGCGTACCTGATCAGCGGCTGGGGTGGCCTCGGCTCATACCTCCACGCCTACTGGACGGTGATCGCATGGTGCTTCACCTGGTGATCTGGCTGGCCAAGACCCTGGCCTACTGCGCACCGCTACTCGCCGCCGCCGCCGCGGCATGCGTGATCGTCTTCACCTGGCGCGCTGCCGCCGGCAGGGTGGCCGTCGTTGGTCGCCGGCCGCGGGAGTACGTCGTGCCGATCGAGGCGGCGGCGGCCACCCTGCTGAAGACCCGGCCCGGGGTCGTCCGCATGGTCATGGACGCCGGGCTGCTCACCGAGGACACCAGCGCCCGCGGTCGGCTCACCCTGCCCCTGTCGTGGGTCGGCACGGACACCGAACGGGACAGCCTCCTGACCCTGGTGCGGTCCCGGCTCGGCACCGACCTGGTGGCCGCCCGGTTCAAGCTGGCCGGCCACGCACCGCATATGCAGCTCTACGTGCCGCCGCAGCCTCCCCCGTTCGTGAGCTGGGAGCGCTTCCTGGAGCTGGCCGACCCGATCTCGCCCTACCTCGGGGACGCCGCGGGTGGCCGTGCGGTCCGGTGGGACCTCGGCGACGACAGCCCGCACATGGGCATCATCGGCGGGTCCGGCGTCGGCAAGAGTGAGTTGATGGCCGCGGTCACGGCCCAGTTCATGCGCGCGGGTGCCGGCGTCATCGTGCTCGACCCGAAGGCCACTTCCCACCGCTGGCTCATGGACATCGACGGCGTGCTCTACTGCGGCGAGCGCCGGATGCTGTTCGACACGGTGATGTGGCTGGACGACGTGATGAATGACCGCATCGCCCAGAACCTCCGGGTGGCCGATGACATCGACTTCCCGCGGATCGTCATCCTGCTGGAGGAACGCAACAGCCTCCAGGACAAGCTCCGGGACGCCTGGGCGGAGATCCGGGTCAGTGGCCAGCCGCAGATGTCGCCGGCCATCAAGGCCCTGGACAGGCTGTCCAGCATGGGCCGGTCGATCAACATCAACGTGATCCTGGGTGGCCAGGAGACGGCCCAGCAGGTCATCGGGCGCCGCAGCAACTACGGGGCCTTCTCCGTGGGTGGCCGCACCGCCGAGGGCCACTGGCGCAACATCGGGGTCAAGAAGCCGGCGATCTCGTCCAGCCCCGGCCGGTTCGGCTACGTGGTGGCCGGTCAGGTCCAGGTCTTCCAGGCCCCGTACATGGACCTGAAGCAGGAGCGCGCGCGTCTGGTGGCCTGGGCGACCGGCGGCGAGCCCCTCCTGGACGTCCGGGCCATGATGTCGTCACACGATGCGGGGGTGCCTTTCCCCAGCTCAGAGCCTGTAGACACGACGACAGGTGGGTCGGGGGACCTCTGGCTGGTCGAACAGGCCGGCGACCGGGTCACCCTGCCCCAGTGGGCGGCGTCGTGCGGCTTGAACGTGGCCACCGTCCGGCAGTGGTCGACGCGGTACCCGGAGTTCCCGGCGGCGGTCGGCACGCTGGGCCGGTCTCGGGCGTTCAGCCGGGAGGCCCTGGACGCCTGGCGCGAGGAGCATCGGTCCGCCAGCGCCTGACCTACGCCCGGACGATCTCAATCGTCCGGGCGTAGCGGTTGCTGGACAGTCGGTCCGCCTCGGCGGTGGCCTCGGCGTAGGTCATGGCGTGAAGGGTGATCGTGCCGCAGTGGGGGCCAGTGATCCGGAGTGTCCATTCCTTCGTCATACCCCTACTATAGCAGACGTCTAGCTGGACAGCAAGAAGGCCCTGGACATCGTGTCCAGGGCCTTTCCGGTGGATCAGGAGATGCGAGGGAAGTCGATGCCGACTGCAATCAAGAGTGCTCGCGCCAAGTCAACCGCCTCAGTTTCAGAGAGAACCTTGGTGACCTCGTCGCCATCCTTGCCGACCAGGGTCATGTCCACCACGAGGCCAGACGACAGGTGCATCGCCGTGACTTCGATGTCCTCGCGGCCGGTCTGAATGGTGTTCATCTGCGTCGTCATACCCCTACTATAATCGACGTCTCCCTAGATCACAAGAAGGCCCTGGACATGATGTCCAGGGCCTTCTTGGTCAGCGTCCGCCGCAGCAGGGACACTGGCATCCAGCCGGATGCATCCTGATCACCCCCTTTCAGGGTTCATGCTCGGGAGCCACCAGTCCTGGCGGCGGATGGTCTTGTCACTGGTTCCGAAGTGTCCAGCCAGAAGCTCCGCGATGTCCTTGGCCAGCAGGCCGTTGTCCTTGCCAATCCTGGCCAGCGCGGCACCCTCGATCGGGTCGATGACCACGCGGCTGGACACTCGCCGTGTCCGCGGCTGGACAGGACCCTGGACAACCGGAACGGCCGGCGTGGTCGTGGTGTCCTGGACACGGCTGGACAGTCCAGCCAGCCAGCTCTCCGTCTCGCTGGCCAATTCCTGACCAAGCTGTCCAGCTGCCCTGTCCGCGTCCTTGGCCGCGCTGGTCAGTTCGGCATTGTCCAGCTGTCCAGCGAAGGCAGCCTCCGACTCGGCGACGTCCTGGACACTGGCCACCGGCACTGTCCACTGTCCGGCCGGGTTGTCCAGCGCAATGTCCACGGCCTGGTCACTGCCGTTGTCCATCGGCTGGACACGACGCGCCTGGACAACTCTGTCCAGGGCGAGGGCGGCCAGGACCATGGCGGCGTCGATGGCCACCGGGCCGGCGTACCGGCTGGCCACGTCGTAGCCGTAGTGGGACAGGACGTTGGCCAGGTGCCAGTACGAGATCCACGCGGCCGTGCTGCCCACGAGGATCAGGACCGCGACCTTGGTGATGCCGTCCCGCCAGGAGGCCAGCCACGGCGTGTGAATCAGCAGTTCCACGACCCCGAACAGGGCCAGCGGCCAGGCGGTGGCGGAGATGTACGCGCCGACGCCGGGCTGGGCGTTGTCCAGGTTGATGGCCTGGAGGTTGCCGGCCAGAGAGGCGGCCACTCCGAGGACGAGGACTGTGGTGGCCACGACCAGCGGCCTGCGGTGGTTGCTCATACGTCAACTATAACAGAGGTACGCCTGGACAACAAGAAGCCCTGGACACTTCGGTGTCCAGGGCTTCCGGTCAGGCTGGTCAGCCGTTGAGTTGTCGCGCTCGTCGCTGGGCCCAGCCCTCGGCGGCGTAAGTCCTGCTTGCTGGCACGGGCTCGCCCGGGGAGCCGTAGGGTCGAGTGTCCATCACTTGATAGCGCGAATAGTCCACCAGGTAAACCTGGTAACGAGGGGGGAGGCTAACGGTCGGCGTCGTCATACATCAACTATAGCAGAGGTACACCTGGACAACAAGAAGCCCTGGACACCGAAGTGTCCAGGGCTCTGGTCAGGCTGGTCAGAATCCCGTGCAGTACAGGCACTTGCAGTCTTCGGGGTGTCCCTCAACGTGTCTCATACCATCCACTATAGCGGAGGTCGGCTTCCTCGGCTATAGTGGAGATATAAGCCACACAGACGGGAGCACGACAATGCGAGGAAGTTTCAACGGTCCGCAGCGGCCCACCGAGGTCCAGACCCCGGCCGGCCGGAAGGTCATCGAGAAGATCATGGCGGAGCGCCCGCCGACCCCGGCCGGACAGCACCGGCGCTGAGATGGCCAAGCCCAAGAGCACGATCCGGGTAGGCCAGCGGAACGGCAAGATCGTGGTGACCAAGCCGGGCAAGGGCCTGGTGGACAAGGTCCTCAAGAAGCTCGGGAAGTAGGAAAGGCCCGGACCACTGGTCCGGGCCTTCTGCTGTCACCGGTCACCCGGCCAGGGCGGGAACCGCCATTCGTCCTCGCCCGGCTCGGGCACCAGCCATACCGTCGGCGCCCGGTGGACACCGGCTCGGGCTGCGGGTGGCCCCTGGTCGAGCCGGGTCGTCGCGCCGTCCTTGGTCCACTCCGCGTGGCTCGGATAGTACGGCTCCTGCTGGGCCGCCTTCTCCCGGTCGATCTGATCCGCCACGATCACCAGAACGCAAAGGCTGGCCGCCGCCGCAGCGACGACCAGCAGGAGAACGGATACCAGGGTCACAGCACGTGCCGGTGTCGACACTGGAAATCCACGTGCACCTCGGCGTTGGCGATGGCCTCGTCGATCGGCCGGACGGCGTCGTTCTTGGCGCCGCACTGGCACACCCAGCCGTAGTCGCCGTCCTCGTTTGGCTTGGTCAGGGCCACCTTCGGGTTGGCGTCGCGGTCGCCCGCCACCGTGATTCGTGCCATCACAACCACCTCCGCAACTGGGCCACCCGCAGCCAGCACAGCGAGAAACACAGGGTCAGGGCGGTGGCGCTCACCACGGCGAGCCAATCGGTGTCTCCGTCCAGCTGGCGCAACGACCACACCAGCAGCGCCGTGACGACCAGGGCGACCCAGGTCATGGTCCGCGCGTTCCGCTTCCGGTTCTCTTCGGTCATACGTCTACTATAGCAGGCATCAGGCCCGACGCACACGAGGCCGACCAGCGGAAATCCAGGTGATCACCCTGGCCTCAGCCAGGGAGAGCAGCACACCGACCGCGCCGGGCAGCACGACCGGGAGCGCCAGCAGCGACATGCCCAGGACCTTGCCAGCATCCCGGGCGAAGCCACGACCGTAGGCGCGCCGCCGGTTGAACAGAGCACCCCACCGGACAGCCGTCCACCCGAGCCAGCGCTTGGGCCACCCCACGCCGAGGTCCCGCATGGCCACCCGGAAGATCGCATCCGTGTCGCGGGAGTCGGCCGGCGGCGTCTGGTTGTACTCGTCAGCCAGCTCCGTCAGCAGCCAGTCATGGAGCACGGCCGCTCGGGTATACGCGCCGTACGGCAGGAACAGCCAGTGCAGGAATCGCGGCACGGTGGCGAAGTCGGTCAGGAAGCCAGCCGGCACAGTGAACGTCTGCGTCTCACCCGTCCAGACGAGATCCTCGGTCAGGGCCCAGGTGGTCGGGCTCGCGGCGCGCACGGCCAGCTCGGTGGCGAATCCACGTTCGGTCATGCGATCCACTCTCGCAGCATTCCGGCCACGGCACCGGTAGTAACGAGTCGGCCAGCTCGCTCGTACTCGTCAGCCATGGCCTCGATCTTGGCTCGCAACTCGGCCAGCTCGCTCGTCGCCGTAACGGTCGGTACCGGGCCACGAGCCTTCCGGATCTCGTCCCGCACGAACTGCTGGAGCTGGCTCACCTGGGTCGAATCAAGTTTGACGGTGAACTTCTGCTCTGCCATGCGTCCATCCTCTCGCAGAAATGGGGCAGGGCCCGCACCCCTTCCCGAGTGCGGGCCCTGCTGATCGTGGTGGATCTAGAACGCGTCCCCGTCCTCGGAGACCTTGAACGCGTCCACGATGACCTGACGGGCCTTGATGCGCACCGCCTTAATGTCCGGCTGAACGGCCAGCGCACTGTCCTCGTCCGTCGGCGGATTGGGACGCCACGCGGCGGCCTTGCCCTTCATGGCCTTGGCGTCGATCCGGCCCAGGAGCCCCTTCGGGACGCCGTTGTTGCTCTTGGGGTCCTTGCCCTGAAGCCGGGCGACGACGCCGCCGGCCGACCACTGGAAGTTGGTCAGGACCTGGGGACCCTCCTCGGCGACCGAAGGCACGAGGTTCGGAACCATCGTGCTGGTGTCGTAGTTCATGACCATGGGCTGCCACCCGTCCGGGCCGTCGTCCAGGACGACCGTGACCGTCTCCATCCAGACGTACGGGCCGTTCTCACCCTGCCGGGTGCCGGTCTTGCCGGTCGGGTAGATCATGACCAGGCGGTCCTTGAGGTGGAACTTGCTGGCGAAGTCGTCCGAGGACGCCTCGAAGATGTCCTCATCGTCGTCCTGGCCGGCGTTCACGTTGACGTCAGTCACTGTGGTGGGTCCTGTTCTGGAGCTGGGATAGGAATTGGTGAAGAGGGGGCGGTCTGTAATCCCGACAATCGACGGTTAGCATCGCCGCCCCCTCAAGCCCGTCTCTCCGGGCATGTCACGGCAGATGCTTCCGTCCTCGCCGACCCAGTTTCCACGCGCCTGGCAGGGGAACGTCCGATCGTGCAACGTGTGCTACGGCCTACGCGACTTGTTACCGGTCGTGCCCTTGGCCCGTCTCGAACGGGCTGCCATGCCTAGGTACTGGGCAAGGGACCTTTTGATGCTAGCGCCGAGCCTGAAGCTCAGCGAGGGTGGTCTGGTTGGGTCGCGTGCTGGCGTTGGCGTCCTCACGCCGGGCCGCGGACTGCTGGCGTGCCTGGCTCTCTCGCGTCATGCCGCCCGAGTCGCCGTTGCGGGTGTTCGACTTCAGCATGCTGCTGGTGTCCCGTCTGCTGGTTGGTGGGCGGCGAGGGCGCTTGCCCGAGGTGTTCTCAGAACTGCCTCCATCGGGAGGCCCTCGCCGCTTCGGTTGATGATCAGGTCCAGTCGTTCTCGCCCCGGACCTCCAGGAAGTGCCACTCCACGTCCTTGCGCATCTGCTCACCTCCTGTGGTGCGCTTCCTTGCTGATACACCCACTATAGCGGACGTCCCCAGGGCCCGCAACCCCTACTTCCCGGGGCACCCGTTCTCGTCCGTCAGCTGGCCCGGCCGCCGGAACGGGCACCACCAGCACTTAGACGACGGCGTGGCCCGGACATCCAGAACACTGCCGCCGGCATCCATGTGGGCCTTGATCTGCCGGTACCGCTCGATGGCCTCCAGCGCCAGGGTCCTGTTATACGGCTCGGTCCACTCCTCGGAGTCGTCGAACTTCCAGGACCGGGCCAGCAGAACCAGCCGCACCGCCCGCACCCGCCGCCCCAGCAACTCGTACCCGCGGCCGTAGAGGTGCGCCTGGACCCGGTACTCCGGGCTCACGGTGCCCTTGTCCCGTAGCTCTTTCAGCGCCGTCACGCCAACGTGCTTCCAGTCCACGACCGTCTCGTGGTCGGTGTCGTAGGCGTCGGCCTCGCCGGTGATGTCGTCCGCCACCTGGAGCCGGGCGATCGGCAACCAGCGTTCCCGGCCTTCCCTCGCGTTCCAGAACCGGATCACGTCGGTCATGGAGTTGTGCACGGCCGTGCCCTGGAACGGCGCCCAAGCCGGCTCCTGGGCGGGTGGCTGCGGTCCGGCGGCCAGTTTCCGGGCAATCTGCTGTGCGCACGGCGTCCCCAGCTCGGACGGGCCCAGGGCCACCTGCTGGGAGCGTGGCCGCTGGTGTTCGTAGTCGATCAGGACGTCGCGGAGTTCATGCAGAGTGCTCGGGACGCCGTGCTGAGCCGGCCAGCGCGTGGGGGCCCGAGCCGACTCGAACAGGTCGTCATCGTCCAGGTCGGTCACGGTCGTCCCGCCTTCTCTTTGATCTTGCTCACCACCGGGTCGATGACCCGGCTCGCCTTCACCGTACTGATGAGGTCTGACAACTTCCCGGCCTTCCCGCCAGCCCGAGCCTCCATGATCCCGATCAGCTCTTTCCCCAGCCCGAGCCGCTGAGCCTCCTGCTGGGCGGCCGCACTGGGCACACCCTTGCGCCACGCCCGGCCCTTGTCGGCCAGCAGGCGGCCGACGTCGCCGCCATGGTCCTGGGCGAAGTCCTCCGCCATGGCCATGGCCAGCTCGGCGTCCGGCACCCGGCGGTGCACGCGGCGTCCGCCGAACCGGTCGACGTACGCGACCGACAGGCCCTCGCTGTCCGGCGCCAGGAACACCCAGGCGCCCTTATCGGCTGGGATGAACAACGCGCCGCCCTTGGTCTTAGTCCAGACCTTGGACGATCGCAGCACCAGCGGGTCGAACTGCTCCACGGCCACCTGACCGGCGTACGCGTTGACCGGATCCGGGAGAAGGTCCTGGCTCAGGTCGTACTCGTCCTCCAGCGCCCGCAGGCTCTTGCCGTCCTCAGCCTCCAGGCCGGGCCGGTCCGACAGGTCGGCCACCGAGTTGAGGTCAACACCGTCCGGCGACACGAAGAAGACAATGCAGTCCTGGTCGGCTACCGGGACCGGGCCCTCCCACCACGGGCGCATTCCGCGGCCCACTCCCTGGATGACCAGCGGGCGTGACCGCGTCGGGCGTCCCCAGATGATGGCTCCAGTTCGGGGACTGTCAAAGCCCTCAGTGAGGACCATGGCGTTGCAGAGCACCTGAATGTCGCCACGCTCATAAGCGGCCAAGACCTCCCGGCGCTGGAGGACCGGCATGGCGCCCCAGACCACGGCCGCCGTTACGCCGCGAGCCCGGAACGCATCAGCAAACGCCTCGGCCGACCGCACCAGCGGCGCGAACAGGATCGTGCTCCGATCGGATGCGCGCTCCAGCCAGGCGTCCACCACGCGCTCCGGGGCGATCGAGTCCACCAGGGCGCTGTCCATGGCCGCGTCGGAGGCCGCGTAAGCCAGCTCGGGCACGCGGACCGTGTATCCGACCGGCGGCACGAGGAAGCCCTTACGGACGGCCCAGGAGATGTCCCTGGAGTACACCACGTCGTGCCAGACGTGACCGAGACTCTGGCCGTCGCCGCGCTCCAGGGTGGCCGTGTAGCCGGTAACGGGAGCGCCGTCCATGCCGCCGAAACTGCCCAGGATGGCCATGTAGGTCGAGCTGACCGCGTGGTGGCACTCGTCCACGATCAAGCGATTCACACCGCCGACACGGTCTCG